TTAAATCATCTCGTGTCCGATGTACACCACCTGCCCAATCACTTCAAAATCTAACGCATCGTCAAACATCACATCAACAGGGCTGTATAGCTCTTTATTATCGCTAATCAAACGAATGCCGCCGATAATACCTTGCACACGCTTAACCCAAAGCTGGTCGTTTTGGCGGAATACATAGATCTTACCGTCTTTGGGTTGAGTGGAAGCCCTGTTTATCAGCAACATATCACCATCGCTAATCGTCGGGTACATAGAATCCCCCGAAGCGGTAATAAACATAAGACGGTTAAGATATAAGCCTCTCACTTCAAGCCAACGCTTACTTAGCCCGATATAGTCATCAGGGGCATACACTTCATTATTAAACGCCCCAAAGCCAGCAGAGGCTTGCACATCATAAAATGGCACACGTTCCATATCATCGGCGGTTTGGGCTGCAACTAATGCTCTAGGCTCTTCTCTTGCCATAGTTTGAGCAAAGCCTAAAGCCTTTTGTACGCTTTCAGGCAAAGAGCTGTAGTGGTACTCAACAGCCCCACCTTGTACACCATCTCTACTTTTCTTTTTCCACTCTTGTGTTCGTGCCTTTTTATTGATCCCCTGTGGGCTTGTTGGAAGCCCTTCTATTCCAGCCAACTCATTTGCTGAAAACCACTCTTTTAAGTTTCCCATAATGCAACCTTTCAGAAACTCAGTTTCTAAAAACAAATTATTCTTTAACTTATTGATTTTTAAAGCCATTGAGAGAGTTCTGCAAAAAACTTGCAAAAATCTTTTAGAAACTATTGAGTTTCTGAAAAGTTAAGTGTATAGTTTCCAAAGTTTCCAAAGAATAATTCTTATGTATAAGGATAGCACATAATGACAACGAGCAACAAAAAACAAGATATGCACCGAGCAGATATTGTTGCAGCAGTAAGAAAAGCTGGAACAACTCTTGCGAAGCTATCAACGGAAGCGGGTTTACACCCCAGAACCTTAAATAACGCACTCGAAAGAAAATATCCGAAAGGAGAATCGATTATTGCGAATGCGATTGGAAAAACTCCACAGGAGATCTGGCCATCTCGTTACGAGTAAGGAGTTCATCATGAAAGAGTGGTTCTCAGCAAATGAGCTATCGGGAATTACTGGAATGCCTAGTTCGCCACAAGGCGTAAACAAAAAGGCACAAAGAGAAGGTTTCCAAAAACAACAAAAAATAGGGACACAGGGTAAGGCATACGAATACCACATTACCAGCCTACCCGCCGAAACCCAACAAGCACTCCGGCTGGAAGAAGCCCGTGCACTAAGTGCCAAAAGTTTCGTGCCGGAAGTTCGACCCAACACCGCCCTTTGGGCTGAGTTTGATAACGAAAGTGGGGCGAAGAAGGCGAAAGCCGAAGCCAAGTGCCGAGCAGTGATGGCACTGAAAAATGAACTGCAATTTAGTCCGATAGAGCGTGCGCTGGTGGAAGTCGCCAACCGCTTTGAAATATCGGAAGGCTCTTTAAAAAACTGGTATTACAAAGTTAAGGCGCACCCGGAGAGCGATTGGCTGGCGTTGTTACTCAACCGCTCAGGCAAGAGCAAAATCAAGGAGAAGGCGGCGTTTACTTCGGAAGCGTGGCTCTACTTTAAAGGGGATTATCTCCGCTCCAATGCCCCAAGTTTTGCGACCTGTTACTACCGGTTACAGCTGGCAGCGAAAGCGAACGGCTGGGAAATCCCGAGTAAGAACACGGTGTTGCGCCGCTTAAATGCGGAAGTGGATACCTTAACCCAAACGCTGATGCGTAAGGGCGAATATGCAGTGCAGAGCCTGTTCCCGCATCAGGTGCGGACGGTGGAGCATTTGGCGGCACTGGAAATCATCAATGGTGATGGTTATCAGCATAACGTGTGGGTGCATTGGAACGAAGACGATCCAGATGCGAAGCCGATTCGGCCGAAAACGTGGTACTGGCAAGACGTTCGCACCCGCCGAATTTTGGCGTATGTGGTGGACGACTCCGAGAATGCCGACCAGCTACGAATGAGCCTGAAAATCCTGTTGGAGAAGTTTGGGTTGCCGAAGCAACTCACGCTGGATAACACGGTGGCGGCAAGTAATAAGCAGTTGAGCGGTTACAGCAAGAACCGCAAACGGTTTAAACAGGTGGCTGGTTCAGAAATTGACCCGGCAACCGGCAAACCGCGCGAAGTGAAGGGCATTTTTGAGATGCTCGGTCTCAAAATCTCACGCACCGACATCATTTGCGGGCGTGGTAACGGGCAGGCGAAACCGATTGAGCGGTGCTTTCAGGAGCTGGAAGAGTTGATTGATAAGCACCGTGATTTCCAAGGTTACTACACGGGGAGCGACCCGGACAGCCAGCCGGACGATTACCAATATAAGGTGGGCGTGGATAAAGCGACCTTTTTGAAACGGGTGGAAGAAGGCATCAAAGCCTATAACGCTCGCCCGAACCGACGTAATGAAATCTGCCAAGGCAGATACAGTTGCGACGAAGTCTGGGCAAGGGATTTTGCTCTAACAACGGTGGCGAAGCCGACTGTCAGCCAGCTCTCAATGCTGATGATGGTGTCGGAAAGCACGAAGTTGGAGAAGAAATACGGGCTGGCAAACGGGGCATTTAGGCTGAAAGCCGGTGGTGCGAAGTTTAGCGGGGGCTATAACCGCTACGCAGCCGAAGAGCTGATTGGCTCAAAGCTGGATTATGTGGTGGTGCGTTTCGACCCTTATCACTTGCACGATGATGTGTATGTATTTGACACGCAAGACCGCTTTTTGTGCAAGGCGAAATGTATCGACAACATTGCGTTTGATGATACGGAAAAAGCCCGTCAGCACAAACGCGCGAAAACACAGATGGTGAAAGCGGTGAAAGCACAGGCGAAGGCGGTTGAACGGATGAACGCTATCGAAATGGCGGCAGTCTCGCCGGAGTTGGAAGAGGTGGCGGAAGTGAAGCCGATACTGAAACCGCTCTATGGCTTTGACGGCAGTGCTGCATTAAAACCGCAAGCAGTCGAGCTAGACGATGAAGACGAGCAAGAAAGCCGTTTTGCCAAAGGCGTGCAATGGCTCAAAGCCACTATGGCGAAATAAACAAGCGGTCGGATTTTGCAAAAAATCGACCAAAACTGACCGCTTACCAACCTAGATTTAAACAGAGTTTAAACAACATTTAAACGGGAGTAAACAATGACACCAATCGAACAAATCAAACAAATTTTAGATGACGGCGTGATTAGCCAAGCCAAGTTAGCCAAAGAAGCCGGCATTAACCCGGGTGCATTAAGTAGCTATCTAAAAGGCAACTATGCCGGCAATAGTGAGAACTTAGAGCAGGCACTGAGCCAGTGGCTTGCCCGCCGTGAAACCAAACAGCAACGCTTTGTGCAAGCACCGGATTTTATCCAAACCGCGACGGCAACCCAAATCCACAACGCGTTTGAGTTTGCCCGCATTCTCGGCACGATTGCCACCGTTTATGGCATGAGTGGTGCAGGCAAAACCCGTGCAGCGCAAGAGTTTAAACGTAATAACCAAAACGTGTGGATTGTGACTGCCAGCCCATCCCGCTCAACACTGAGCGAAATATTGTACGAAATGGCGTTAGAAATCGGCTTAACCGATGCACCACGTCGCAGTGGGATGCTCTCTCGCCTGATTATGAAAAAGCTGACCGGCACACAAGGCTTGATGATTATTGATGAAGCCGACCACTTGCCTTATCAGGCGTTAGAAGAGATTCGCATTTTGCAGGAAGAAAGCGGGATTGGCTTTGTGCTGATTGGTAATGACAAGGTTTACACCCGTATGCGTGGGGCAACGCATCAAGCCCATGAATTTGCCCGCCTTTGGTCGCGTATCAGCAAGCACGTCAGCATCCAAAAATGCAAGAAAAACGATGTGGTGGCGATTGCCAATGCGTGGGGACTGGATACCAACGACCAAGAGATGATGAGCCTATTATCGGAAATTGGTGCAGGCGGTGGTGGCTTGCGTAGCTTAACCCAAACGCTACGCCTTGCCGGTATCCACGCCAAAGGGCAAGACAGCGTAATTACACGCGATCTAGTTTTAGCCGCACAAGCAGAATTAGGGGGTAAAAATGGATAAACGTATTGAAATCGACCGCCCACTGAGCCACGACAATGCGGTGATGTATGGGCAGGTGGTGAGTTTGGAGCTGGCCATTTTAGCGTGTAACCAGCTTGGCATTGATGTTGAACGAGTGGATTACACCGACTGGCGCAGACCTTGCCTGATTGTAAAAGCCAATGCGGTGACTCAGCAGATGCTACGCCAAGGCAAAGCCTTTAACTACGGCAGCCGTGTGCAGAACGGAATCCGAGTGTATTTAAACCACGCCATTGTAAACGGCGTAAAAATCAAGTGGGAATCATCCGATTATCGTCATTAACCAACAGGAGAACCAGTATGGACGACACAAACGACACCACATTACTTATCGGCTCTTACGCCATTACACCACCGCTGACGTGGGAAGAGATCGAAGACGGCAAGGAATATGCCGTCATTGATACCACCGATGCAGGTGACTGGTGTGTGAAGTTAGAAAAATTTAACAAAGACAACAGTTATTTTTGGACATTGGTACAGTCTGCACGAGTCTTTGAGAACACCGTCGAAGCAGGTGAATTTATTGAAGCATTAACCACATTAGGAGGAAAACATGGCCGCTAAAACCCGCGTAAAACAACCGGCAAAACTGCGTTTTACTGAACAAGCACAGGTGCAGAGCGCAATTAAAGAGATCGGAGACTTAACGCGTGAGCATACACGCCTAACTACGCTGATGAATGATGAAATCACGGCGATTACTGAGCGTTATACGCCTCAGCTCAACCGCCTGAGCGAAGAGCAGAAACCGCTACAAGATGCGGTGCAGGAATACTGCGAAGCGCACCGTGACGAACTCACCGACTTCGGGAAAACCAAAACCGCAAACCTTATCACCGGTGAAGTGAGCTGGCGAACCCGTCCGCCGTCGGTGTCGGTGCGTAATGCAGAAGGCGTGCTGGAAAACTTACAGAAACTCGGCTTTGACCGCTTTATTCGTACGAAACAAGAAATCAACAAAGATGCCATGCTCGCTGAGCCGGACATCGCCAAAGGGATTGCCGGTGTGACGATTAAGCAGGGTGTAGAAGATTTTGTGATTAAACCGTTTGAGGCGGAGGTGTGATGGACATTTTATTTTATGTCGTGCTTGCTGTTTTTCTCATCCCGATTGCTCTCGCATTATCGTTTGTGGTGATTGGCTTACTTATTGGAGCATTCAAAGTAATTTTCGATTAAAGCCTATTTAAACGCTCTTTAAATCCCGATTTGAGGGGCGTTTGTAATGTGTTTTAAATCAACAAGGAGTGCTTATGACAAAAGCAAAAGAAACTGCCGAAGCTGCCGCTCGAGCAGAACGATTCGGCAATTATACGCAAGCGGCGGATCTATGGAATAAAGCGGCAAAAGCAGCCGTGAATGCCAAGCAGCAGGAATGGTGCCGAAACCGCAGTGATTTTTGTGATCGAATGGCGGAACGGCCGTTTTAGGGGGAATGATGAGCGAATTACATCGAGACCTACTGGAAGCGCAATTATGTGAAGCGATTGTGCAACTGCAACAAGCTCAAACGGCGCTACAAAATAACCAATTTATCCACGCCTCAATCTATGTTAGTAACGTGCAAAACCAGCTACCACAGATGAGACAAAAATTAACGCAACTACATTAGGAGATACAAATGGCTATATCAGCAGAGCAATGGAAAGAAATTAAACAAGAACTTGATGGATTGATAGGGAAAGTTGAATTTCGGTACAAAGAGCATCAACTTACGGTGCAAGTGGAAAAGGTTAAACGTTCTTTAGAATTATGTGTGTATGTCGATGGAAAAATTAAGAGGGAATGGATAGATGAAACACACGAGCTGCGTCCTTTTTTAGAAGAAGTATGGTATCGAAAAGAGAAGTATCTTTTCAGTGCCAAACTGCGGAAAGAGTATAAAGGCTTTTTGAGCAAAAAAGAACTCAATAAAAAAAATGTTGTTTTTTACCAGTATTTCCTTCTCCGACTGCGTTGATCCGCCAATATAAAAAACTGGATGGCTTAGCGTTAGTTGAAATCGGATTTGGAAGACTTCTTGATGATAAGGAGGAAATTATGTAACCGATAACTTCTCCACCGCCCCGAAACCCGCGTTCAAAGAAAATTGCATAAGCTCGGGGCGGTAGGTTTTAAAGAGCATCAAAAAGCGACTGCAAGCGGTGGTTTTTTGATGTTTTTTTACAACGGAGAACCGATATGGAGAAACCCAAACTGATCCAACTCGTCAAAATCGGGCAAAACCAGCTGAATATGTGCGATGAAGATTACCGCACAATGCTGCAACGGCTGACGAATAAAAAGAGTGCCACTAAACTCACGGTGGTGGAGTTGCATAAAGTGATCCATGAGCTGCAACAAAAAGGCGCGAAAATCACGCTATTTGCACGAAAAAAAGCGAAGCCGAGCGATTACAGCCCTGCTACCGGCGAACGTCCGGTCAAAAGCGAAATTACCCACAAAATCCGCGCGGTGTGGATTGCAATGGGCAAAGCCGGTATGTTACGAGATAGTAGCGAGAAAGCCTTGAATATCTATGCGCGTAAGGTATTTAAACACCGCTCACCAATGTTGCTGAATGTAGGAGCATTGGATGATAGAGAAGCCACGCAGTTGCTGGAAATGTTGAAAAAATGGCAAAAACGAGTAGAAAAAGAAAGGGGGAATGAATGAAGCTATGTCGATGCCCAATCTGCCACAGTGATCTGCACCTTGAAGCCCTGATTGAAGACGATGCCGGACGGGAATTACTGGGTAAAATCAGCCAGTTAGACAAAGGCTGTGCCTCTCCACTGGTTGCCTACTTAGGCTTATTTAAACCGGCAAAAAGCAATCTGAGCAACAGCCGAGCCTTAAAACTTTTTAACGAAGTGCTGGAACTGTTTGAACCGTCAAAATTGCTGGCGCATTGTTTATCGGAAACCGTGCAAGCGGTACGCAAAAAACGCCTGAACGGGCAGAAAGCTGAACCGCTCACCAATCATAACTATCTCAAATCGGTGTACGATACGCAAAAAGCCACTTTTACCACGCATCCGGCAACCCGTGCTGAAACGCCGAAAGCCAAAATGCAAGAAGATAAAACACGCACTGCGATTGAGTATATTGAGCGTTATGCACTAGCGGGGCAACTGGATTATGTGAAGCACCAGCCTGAGTATCAAATTTGGTTGAATTACAAGAACCAAAAAGAACAAAAAAACAGCAGTTAGATTTTAAGCAAAAATAGAAAATACCTTGTGCAACAAGGCGTTATCGACAAAAAAACAGAAACTCCCTAAAAGTTTTTTTCTGCGTCATATCCAAATTATTATAATTGTTTGGATAAGCATTTGAAGATTTTAGGGAGTTTTTTTATGCAGAGTGAGGTACAGCAAGAGCTATTTGACGGGGAACATGCAGAAATTGGTCAATTATTCGATCAGCTAGACCACATCCCTGAAAGTGAAGTACATAATCGTTGGCCACATTTGTTGGTGGAAGTGATTGACGTAATGCAGGCTGAGTTGCAACGCCAACAATTTGCAGAAAATAGTGCCAAATTGACCGCTTGTAAGTTGGCTGGTGTGATTGCCCATTATTTCGGAGGTAAATCCTTTTACTTGCCGGCGGGAGACAAAATCAAAGAAGCACTGCGTGATGTGCAAATCTATCGTGATTTTGATGGTAAGAACGTGCCGGATTTAGTCAAAAAATACCGATTGTCAGAAAGTACAATTTATGCGATCTTACGCCAACAGCGTTCGCTTCAACGGAAGCGGCATCAGATGGATTTGTTTAATTCATAGGTTTGGTTATGGCATTTAAATTTAGAAAGAGAATTAAAATTGCTCCAGGGATAACACTTAATCTAAGTAAAAAAGGGGTTAGTACAACTATCGGGGGAAAAGGAGCTTCCGTAAATATCGGGAAAAAAGGAACATATTTAAATACTAGTATTCCTGGTACTGGTTTCTATGATAGAAAACGATTAGATGTTCCAAATCAAGAGCAAAGTAACAGCGATGAAGAGACTAATTTTAGTTGGTCTTTCCCCAAATTAGAAGAGGGAGAAACATTTTCAGGATTATCGTTTAAAGAGAAGTGTATTTGGGTTTTAGTTCTGTGTTTACACCTTTTAGCTTGTTTATTACATAGTATAGGATTACTCATCACTTTATCTTGGAACTTAATAATATTCGTTTGTCTTGCTTTTATTTTTTATGTGATTTTTAAGTTGATGTTTTAAATGAGACATCGCAAACTTATTTAATTATTGCATAAGTTAGACTCCCACTATCAACCAATCTTGATAGTGGGAGTTTTTTTATGTCTTTACCTATCTTAAAAATCGTTGTGCATTGCTCGGCAACTCGCAACGGTAAATCTCTAAAACAATCCGGCAAAAGTGCGGCTCAAGTGATTGATGGCTGGCATAAGCAGCGTGGTTTTAAGCGTTCGGCCGGTGCAATCAAATCTTTTAATTCTCATCTGCCTCATCTCGGTTATCACTTTGTGATTGATGCGGACGGCACAGTCGAAACCGGTCGTCAAGTCGGTGAAATCGGGGCGCACGTGCGTGGGCATAACTCAAATTCTGTCGGCATTTGCTTGGTCGGCGGTATTACCGCAGAAGGCAAAAATCACGGTCAATATACAGAGCAACAGTGGCACGCCTTACATCAATTATTGCGCCAATTAGAAGCAAAACACCGTAAAGCCAAGATTTATGGGCATCGAGATTTATCACCAGACAAAAATGGCGATGGCTCTATCACACCGAATGAGTGGCTTAAAGATTGCCCTTGCTTTGATGTGTGGAGTTGGTTGGATAGCGAGCAGGTTGTGAATCTTGAGCATTTATTTGAGGTAAAAAATGGCATTTAAAGAGTTGATTAGCAATGCAGACGGGCGATTATCCACTACCGCCTTTATCCAATTTTTCGGGGCGTTGCTGATGGCCATTATTTTGGCGTATTCGGTCTATTTAGACCGTAGCAACGTGGGGGAATTATTTACCGTGTTTGCACTGTTTTGTGGTGGCCAAGTTGCGACCAAAGGCTTTGCGAACGCATTAGGGCGAGGAAAAGAATGATGGTGTTAGATCAAATTATTCCGCTGGTCGCATTAGCCGGTTCGGTTGCCAGTTTTATTGGCTATAAGAGCTGGCAACTGGCCAAAGAGCGTAAAGCTAACCAAAAATTAAGTGAGCAGAATCAGCAACTTCAAGCCGAAAAAGCCGTTGCTGAGGCTCAGGTGAAAAATCATCAAGTGAGAAAACAAAATGAAGAAAACATTAGTGGCATTAGCCGTGGCAGCATTATTGCCGAGTTGCACAAAAACGGTGACTTACGAGGTGACGAATAGCAGTTGTGCCGGTTTTAGTTTGATTAAAGCAAGCCGTCAAGATACAACCGAAACACTACGTCAGGTCTTAATCCATAACACGACCTACCGACAAATCTGTGATGTTGGTGAGAAAAACGAGAAACAAAATGAGTGATGATGTAGATCGTATCAATGAGCGTGAAGAACAGCTCCTTGCTTTACAGCTTGCGCCACATTTAACACAAAAACTCTCTGATGATGAAGTTGAGCTGATTGCGCTTGAAGGGCGCGATTGTATTGAGTGTGGTTTACCTATCCCTATGCAACGGCTGAGAGCCGTGCCGCTTGCGGTGCGTTGTATCTGCTGCCAACAGGATTATGAGGACAGCAAATAATGATTGAAGTATTTGAGGTGATTAAAGCCCATTGGGGCATTATTTTGACCCTCACCGGGCTACTTGCCTCGGTATTTTGGCTGAAACTCGACAGCCGTTACGCCAAGAAGAATGACATCGGAAAACTGCTTGAAGTTGCTCAAAACCACGAAGGACGTTTAAGTGGATTGGAAACTAAAGTGGATAATTTACCGACAGCAGTTGATATGGAGCGGTTAAAAACCCTAGTCACCGATGTGAAAGGCGATACTAAGGCAACCGGTAAACAGGTTGATAGTATTAGCCACCAGTTAGGATTATTGATTGAAGCAAAATTAAAGGAATAGCAATGGCATTAAAAGAGCTATTAACTCAAGACCAACGCCTCGTTATTTTACGGTCGCTTGCAGAGGCAGGTTATGACGCAAACGAGTCGATTTTAAACGATTGCTTGGATTTGTACGGTCACGATATTAGCCGTGATTTAGTCCGTACTCACTTGTGCTGGTTGGAAGAGCAAGGCTTACTAACACTTGAGCGTTTAAAAGGCGGTTATATGGTGGCAAGCATTACCCAACGTGGTTTGGATGTTGCACAAGGGCGTACTAAAGTGGATGGCGTAAAACCTCCTCGTCCTAAGATTTAAACGATTTTTAAACGAAATTTAAGGAGCGTTTAAATGGCAGAAAAAAACACCCGTGGGCGTGCGAGCAAAGTCGATTTGCTGCCACCGAATATCAAAACTCAGCTTGCGATGATGTTGCGTGACAAAACATTTTCGCAGGCTGAAATTTTAGCCGAAATTAACGATCTGATTCGTGATTGCGGATTAGATGAAAGCTACTGTTTAAGCAAAACCGGGTTAAATCGTTATGCCTCACGAATGGAGCAAATGGGGGCGAAAATCCGTCAGTCTCGTGAAATCGCAGAGATTTGGACAAAACAATTTGGTGAAGCCCCGCAGTCAGACATCGGCAAAATGTTGATGGAAATCGTCAAAAACATTGCCTTTGAAACCTCGCTCGGACTAAGTGAGAATGGTCAAGCCGACCCGAAATCTATCGCCCTGCTCTCATCGGCTGTGCAGCGTTTAGAGCAGGCAGAAAGTTTGAGCTTTAAGCGAGAGCAAGCGATTCGTAAGGAAGTGGCTCAACAGGCGGCAGAAACGGCGGAAAAAGTAGTGGTGCAAGCGGGGTTATCTGCGGAAACGGTACGAACCATTAAAGAACAGATTCTGGGGATTGCCTGATGTCATTAGTAAATGAACGCCCATTGAATGAACTATCGCAAGAATGCCAAGATTTCTTGGATTGTATCCATGTTTTTAACCCAAATGAGTTACTGCTTGGATATCAGAAGCGTTGGATTGCAGATGAAAGCCAACTAAAAATTGTAGAAAAATCTCGCCGTACCGGTTTAACTTGGGCAGAGGCTGCTGATAATGCACTAATTGCAAGCACTCGGAAATCTGATGGTGGTTGCAATGTATTTTATATCGGGTCTAACAAAGAAATGGCACGAGAATACATCGATGCTGTTGCTATGTGGGCAAAAGCATTTAATTACGCAGCAAGCGAAATCCAAGAAGAAGTTTTAACGGATGAGGAGGAAGGTAAAGATATTTTAACCTATGTAATCTACTTTGCCTCAGGTTTTAAAGTTAAAGCTCTCTCATCAAATCCAACAAATCTGCGTGGTATGCAAGGTGTAGTAGTCATTGATGAAGCAGGATTCCATAAATATCTTGCAGAAGTATTGAAAGCCGCTCTTGCACTCACTATGTGGGGGGCTAAAGTTAGAATTATCTCAACACATAATGGTGTTGATAATCTATTCAACCAACTTATTTTAGATAGTCGTGCCGGTCGTAAAAAATACTCTGTTCAAACAATTACACTCGATGATGCCTGTGCAGACGGGCTATATAAGCGGATTTGTCAGGTAACTAAACAAGATTGGACACAAGAAAAAGAGAATGAATGGAAAGCAGACCTGCTTAGAAATACAGCAACCGAAGATGATGCCCTTGAAGAGTATTATTGTGTGCCTAAACGCAGCTCCGGTGGCTATATCCCTCGCCCATTGGTTGATCGTGCGGCGGATGAAAGCAATGTGATTGTACGTTTTGAGTGCGATGATAAATTTATCACTTACTCAGATGTTGAACGTGAAACATTGGCATTGGAATGGCTTTTGAAAGAAGTCTTGCCACAGCTTGAACAGCTCAACCCGGATTACCGCCACAGTTTCGGCGTGGACTTTGCCCGCAGTGGCGATTTAAGTGTATTTGCGGTTTGTGCTTGCTTGCCAAGTACTGAACGCCGCTTGGCTTTAACCCTTGAAATCCGCAACTGCCCATACGACCAGCAAAAGCAAATTATGTTGTTTGTACTGGCGAATATGCCGAGATTTATCGGTTCTGCCTTTGACTCCACCGGTAACGGCGGCTATTTGGCTGAGAGTGCCTTGTTGCGTTATGGCTCGTCTATGGTGGAAACCGTCCACTTAAATGATAAATGGTATCGGGAGTGGATGCCGAAATATAAGGCGTTGTACGAATCAGACTTAATCAGCATTCCAAAGGACGAAGAAACCATCTTAGACCAAGGGCATATTGTGGTGATTAACGGTGTGCCGAAAATTGATAAAACACGCAGCCAAGGCAAAACCGGCAAACGCCACGGGGATAGTGCTGTGGCTTACTGTATGGCAGTACGAGCAAGTTATATGACCGGTGGGGAGATTGATTTTATTCCTTTACCAAGTAAACACGAAATCAATGATGACGATGATTTACCTCGTTCAGATTGGGACATTTAAACAATGAGAAGTAGCACAATTTTAGATATTCACGGCAATCCGTTTCGGTTCGAGGAGTCTGTGCAAACGGAAAACGAAAGCCGTTTAATGCAACTGCAACACCACTACAGCGAGCATCCGGCAAGCGGCTTAACACCGGCAAAAGCGGCTCGTATTTTGCGTGAGGCGGAGCAAGGTGATTTGATTGCACAATCGGAACTTGCCGAAGATATGGAAGAAAAAGACACCCACTTGCAGTCCGAGCTGGGGAAACGTCGTGGTGCAATTACTGCCGTAGAGTGGCGTATTCGCCCACCGGCAAATGCGAGCGCAGCCGAACAGCGTGATTGTGAGATGATTGAAGAAATCTTGCGTGATGCCGTATGGCTGGATGACTGTATTTTTGATGCCAGCGATGCCATTTTAAAAGGCTTTTCTTGCCAAGAAATTGAATGGGAAAGCGGTTTAATTGGTGGATTAAAGCTCATTAAAAACGTGCATTGGCGTGACCCTGCATGGTTTATGACCCCGACATTAGAACGTAATACGTTACGCCTGCGTGATGGCTCGGCACAGGGTGTAGAAATGCAGCAGTTTGGCTGGATTAAACATATCGCACGAGCCAAAACGGGTTATTTAAGCCGTATCGGTTTGGTGCGCACCTTAGTGTGGCCGTTTTTATTTAAGAATTATTCCCTGCGTGATTTTGCTGAGTTTTTGGAGATTTACGGCTTACCGCTCCGCTTAGGTAAATATCCAGAAGGTGCGGGAGATAAAGAGAAACAGACACTTCTGCGGGCAGTAATGAGCATTGGACACAATGCCGGTGGGATTATCCCTCGTGGCATGGAAATTGAGTTCCAAAAGGCGGCAGAAGGCTCAGAATCAACCTTTATGGCGATGATTGAATGGGCTGAAAAGACGATGAGCAAAGCCATTTTAGGCGGCACGCTCACATCTCAAGCTGATGGGGTTACAGCAACCAACGCCCTTGGCAATGTGCATAACGACGTGCGCAAAGAAGTTCGCAATGCGGACTTAAAACGCTTGGCTGCAACATTGACCCGTGATTTAGTTTATCCGTTGTATGCACTCAACTGTAAATCATACAACGATGCCCGTCGTATCCCTCGCTTTGAATTTGATGTGGCAGAAAGTGAAGACTTGAATGCCTTTGCGGACGGTTTGAATAAGCTGGTTGATATTGGTTTTAAAATTCCAAAACAGTGGGCACACGACAAATTACAAGTGCCGATTGCAGCGGAAGATGAAGAGATTTTGGTAAAAAATACGCAAAATCCGACCGCTTACTTGTCTGCGCGTGCAGATAAAAAAATTGCGGTACTCTCTGCAACGCCTGATCCTGATTATTTAATTGAACAGCTTGAACCAACGGTTGAAGAGTATCAAGAGATTATCGACCCAATGCTAAAACCGGTGGTGGAAGCACTTGAAAAAGGTGGCTATGAGTTTGCACAGGAACGCCTTGCAACCCTTTACGCCGAAATGGATGATAGTGAGCTAGAAAAGCTCCTTACTCGTGCAATCTTTGTGAGTGAATTACTGGGAAAAGCCAATGCCAAACGATAACGCATTAGATATGGGCTATGTGCTACGGCTTGAGCCGGAATTAGCGGTGGATTATCTGCGAGCCAAAGGGGTGAATATCACTTGGGACTGGCACGAGCAGCTTGAAGCCGCACACGCCAGAGCCTTTACCGTTGCAAAAGCGACTCGTGCAGAAGTGTTAGATACGCTTCGCTGGGCAACGGAAAAAGCCATCGCAGAAGGTACACCGGAGCAGGAATATATTAAAAACCTTGAACCTATGCTTAAAGAGTTGGGCTGGTGGGGCAAGACGGTCGATGAAAACGGAAAGACTGTGCAGCTTGGCAGCCCGCGCCGCTTAAAAACGATTTTGCGTACCAACAAATCGACCTCTTATCACGCTGCCCGTTACGCGGAGCAGATGGCAAATGTGGATGAACAACCCTATTGGCAATATGTGGCGGTAAAAGACAGCCGTACCCGTGCCAGTCATTTAGCTTTGCACGGTAAAGTCTATCGGGCTGATGATCCTATTTGGCAAACGATGTACCCACCGAATGATTGGGGCTGCCGTTGCCGAGTACGAGCATTAAGCGAATTTGCTCTGAAAAAGCAAGGACTGAACGTCTCAGATAGTGCAGGCAGAATCTCCGAAGAAACGGCGATTGCAGGTGTGAATAAAGACACCAGTGAAGAAATCCGCACAACGGTGAGCCGAATTAAAACCGACCAAGGCGAAATGAAAGTGGGTGCAGGTTGGAATTATAATGTCGGCTCTGCGGCATTTGGGACAGATGTGGCTGTTATCCGTAAACTGCGCCAAGTTAAAAATCGAGAATTACGTCAGCAGACAATTCAGGCGATTAACGATAACCCTATTCGGCATAAACTCTTTGAGCAGTGGGTAAAATCTAATTTAGGCAAGCGTGGTGCGAGTGCAAGATATATGTCTGCGGGGTTAGTCACCACAGAGATTGCGGAAAAGGTTGCGGAGTTATCAGGGCAGGAAAAAGCATCAGAACTGGTCTTGGTAATGACCGAGAAACGCTTAGAACATGCTAATAGTGATAAGCATCACCAAACCGGTGTAGGGCTAACGGCTGATGAATATGCCAGTATCTCTCGAATTATTGCTAACCCCGGAGCTGTGATTTGGGATAGTGAACGTGGGCATAATAACTTGATATATCTAAATCAGGATAAAACTATCAAAGTTATTGTTGATGCACCGAGTAAAGATAAACTAAAACCAACTGAAAAAGTAGATGCTGTGATCAACGCTTATAGAGTAGATTATGCAGAGGTGTTAAATAAGATAAAATCAGGCGTGTATAAAATTGTGAAGTAACTATGGGCTTGGCGAGTATCGAAGTCGCACAGAGCGTTTAGTTAAACGCTGTCCTACCAATTAGACAACAAGCCCATATAGTTTCGAGTAATTTAACGCTAATTTTTAAAGGATGTCAAATGGATTTAGAATTTAAATTCGACACGACCGAAATTCAAAATAAGTTTAAAAAACTTGCTCAGGTGGTTGATGGGCGTGAAATTACCCGTAAAGTCGCGAATGTCTTACTACAAGAAGCGGAAGCGGCGTTTGATAATGAAAAGTCGTCTGAAGGCGAGCCTTGGGCAAAACTCAATCAAGACTATAAAAAGAGACGTTATGATAAAGGCTACACCGGCAATATTTTGCAGGTGACCGGTGATTTGGTTAAAAGCCTGAACATTGACTATGGTGACAGTTTTGCGGTGATTGGTGCCGCTGAACCCTATGGGCAGTATCACCAAATGGGAACAAGTAAAATGCCGGCACGTCCATTCCTTGGTTTAGGTGATGATGGTGTAGCAGAAATTAAAGCTATTTTACATCGTGAATTATCGAAAATTATGCAGTCTTGATGTAAAATCGCAAAAAACGCCACAAACGCTTTCTAAGCCTATTTTGTTTTCAATACGCCTTGTGTTTCGATAAAAATTATTTAAACGCTCTCAGAGCGATTTAAACGGCATTTAAACGGTATCTTATTATTTATTTCCATTCTGTTTTTCAGCCTCCGAGAAATCGGGGGCTTTTTCATCTCTGATACATCACAAACCGACCTTTGCTTTGTTTTTGTCATTATGACGCTATGAAAGCAAACAAACACCCCTTAGCGGTATTAACCGCACAGCTTACAAGTCCTGATGGTTGGCAACAACTTTTGCCGAAAGGTAAATTTCGTGCAAGAGACGGTCGCCCGGCTGATGTACCACATTGGTATCTTGATGCAGAGATTGCCAAGCGTTTAATTCACAGAGCGAAAACCCTCCGACAAGACATTCTAGTCGATTACGACCACGCTACCTTGCTCAAAGCCAAGAAAGGCGATGATGCCGGGAATGTGGTGGCTGCCGGTTGGTTCAACAATGTGGAAATGCAGTGGTTTGATGACGATGAACGACAGGGTTTATACATTAAGCCCCGTTGGACGCCTAAGGCTTATCAGCAAATTAAGGACGGTGAGTTTGCTTTTTTGTCTGCCGTTTTCCCTTATGACGATAACGGTGAACCGATTGAGATCCGAATGGCAGCCCTAACCAATGACCCCGGTATTACCGGTATGCAACGGTTAGCCGTGCTTTCGGCAGTAACAAACCAGCAGGAGACAGCTCAAATGGGCAAATTGCGTACATTACTTAGTAAGCTCGGCATTGAGATTGCCGAGGGAACTGAAATCACGGATGAACAGGCAGAGGCTGCATTAAAAGCGTTAGATACGCTGCAAACAGATAAAGCCACCGCAGAAAATCAAGTTGTAGCACTGAGTGCAAAAGAGGTGGATTTAACCGCCTATGTACCTAAATCCACTTACGATGCGGTAGTCGCAAAAGTGGCAGTGTTATCGGCAAAAAATGATGAAGTGGAAATCGACAACACGATTACCAAAGCTCGCAATGAAGGTCGTGTGATTGAAGCTGAGGTTGAATACCTAAAAGGCTTCGGCAAACAGCAAGGTGTTGCGGCATTATCTGCAATGTTGGCACAACGCCCACAACTTGCCGTGCTGTCAGCACAGCAAACAGAAACCACGAAAGTGGAAAAACAGGTGAAAGGCGAAGCAGTATTAAGTGCTGCTGATAAAGAAGCAGCTCGTTTGCTTGGCATTAACGAGACGGATTTCGCAAAAGAATTGGAGGCTAAATAATGGCAAATGTAACCCCTGAACTCGTCAAAGCACTATTTGTTGGTTTTGGCAAAAATTTTAAAGAAGGTTTGGCGAAAGCGCCGAGTCAATATACCAAGATTGCAACTGTTACTAAATCTACAACCAAAAGTAATACCTATGCCTGGTTAGGTCAAATGCCTAAATTAGTCGAATGGATTGGTAAGCGTGCTGTAACAGCAATCCAGTCACACGGCTATTCAATCGAAAATAAAGATTGGGCAGATTCTATCGAAATTAAAAAGACTGATATTGAAGACGATAATGTTGGCGTTTATAGCCCGTTACTTGAAGAGCTTGGGCGAGCTGCCGGTGAACAGCCAGATGAATTAGTGTTTGGTGCATTAAAAGATGGCTTTAAAACAGCCTGTTATGATGGTCAGTATTTCTTTGACTCAGATCACCCAGTAGGCCGAAATGTTGATGGTACCAATCCGATCTCTGTTAGCAATATTACTGATGACGGTACTGGTGTCACAGATGAAAATGCCTGGTATTTACTTGATTGTTCTCGTTCGTTAAAACCAATTATTTTCCAAGAACGAAAAGCAGCTACGCCCGCACAGATGACTGACGAAACTGCCCAAAAAGTTTTCGAAGAAAATGTTTATACCTACGGCGTAGATTCGCGCTGTAATGTTGGGTATGGTTTCTGGCAAATGGCTCACGCTGTTAAAGGAAAATTAACCGCAGAAAACTTATGGAAAGCAATTTCAGCAATGCGAGCGGTGCGTGGCGATGGGGATAAACGCCTAGGTATTCGCCCAACTACCTTAGTTGTACCGACCTCATTGGAAGAAGAGGCAATTAAACTTTTAGAGCGAGAATTAAGAGTTGAAGATGGCGTAGCTATTGATAACGAATTCAAGAAAATGAACATCGAATTAGTAGTAGCCGATTATCTCTAACCTACAAGCGGTCGATTTTACTCTGTTTTTTGCAAAATCGACCCTGTTTAAACCTGATTTAAAGAGGATTTAAATGCAATGGACAATACTCAATTATTTAGTGCGGTGGTGCAAAACAAAATTAAAGACGGTTATCGCCGTGCTGGGATTAGCTTGGCAAAAGGTGAAAACGTATTGCCGTCAATCACCGAAACCCAGCTTAAACAGTTGCAAGCAGACCCACGCTTGGTGGTTACCCAAACCGAACAAGCAAGCCTGCAAAATGGTGGCAAAGGGTTATCTCAACACAGTCCGGATGACGGTGGCAAATCGAATTTGGACGGTGGCGTGGTACCAGCCAATTTAACGGTGGAACAGCTCAAAGCCAAACTCACCGAGTTAGGTGTTGAGTTTAAATCTGATGCGTTAAAAGCGGAACTGGTGGCTCTACTTACCGCTGTATTGAAACCAAAAGAAGGTGAGTAATGCCCTACGCAACCCCTGAGAGCCTGATCAAGCGTTACACGCTGGATGTATTATTAAGCATTGCGCGTAATGATGAACGGCAGCTGGATGAGCCAAAAGTTTATGAGGCATTGGAAGATGCGTCACAGACGATTGACAGCTACTTAGCCGGTCGTTATCGCTTACCGCTCAATGCGGTGCCATCGGTGCTAGAACGTCATTGTTGTTACATTGCCCGCTATTTTTTAGAGAAAAACCGAGCTACAGATCAAGCTCGCTTGGACTATGAAGATAGTATTCGGTTTTTAGAGAAAGTGGCTAGTGGAGCGATTTCACTCGGTTTGTCCGATATGGACGAACCGGTAGAAACAGACAATAGTGCGGTGATGGAGAGCAATGGCTCGGTATGGTCACGCGAACGGTCGAAGGGGTTTATCTGATGAGCATTATTGCCCAAACCAATGAGGCATTGATTGCCAAAATTAAGGCCTTGTGTGGCGACTATCTCAAAGAGGTCGAGACGCATCCGGGACAATGGGATGACAGCTCAGTGCGGCGTATTGTGCGTAACCCACCTGCGGTGTATATCGCGTGGCTTGGGCAGCAACCCAGCAAAAACAGCCATACCGTGACAGCTCGCTGGGGGGTATTTGTGGTTGCCGAAGTGTTGAACGGGCAACGCAATGACAGCATCGGGATTTATCAGGTGGTTGAGACATTGACTGCCGGTATCCATCAACAACGCATTGAGCCGTCAGGGATGTTTACGCTGCAATCTGTGCAAAATCTATGGAGTGATACCCAAAGCGGTATGGGCGTAGCGGTTTATGGCATGTACTTTAATGCTGACCAGCCCCTTGCTCACCAAATTGACGAGGATACGTTGTGCGATTTTAAGGTGTACGACCATACGTTTAACCAAGATAACGACCCACACACGATTGACGGAAAAACCCGTCTTACCTTGACCTTACCAACCCAATCATCCGAATAAGGAGAGGTATGCAAACCTTTAAAATTAAACCTAAAGCAGGATTGATTATTCGCGATCCTGAAACGTTTGAGCAGCTAAACGCCAAAGGCGAAGAGAAACCCCAAAGCGGTTACTGGTTGAAACATTTGAAAAATGGTGATGTGGAGTTAGTTGAGGCTAAATCCACCGAAAAACGAAAAAATAGTACGGAGAGCGCATAATGGCGATTTCTTTTAATGATATTCCGTCAGCCCTGCGTGTGCCATTGGCATATATTGAGTTTGACAATAGCAAAGCGGTGAGCGGCACACCGTCAGTCCTGCACAAAGTGCTGATGCTCGGCACAAAATTATCCAGCGGTACAGCAGAAGCTGGTCAAGCAGTACGTGTTACTGCTTACTCACAAGCTAAAACCTTATTCGGTCGTGGCTCGCAATTAGCTGAAATGGTGAAAACCTTTAAGGCACACAACAATATGCTGGATTTATGGTGCTTACCGCTCGATGAGGCCAAAAGTGGTGCAAAAGCGACAGGCACTCTGACTTTATCCGGTACAGCAACACAAGCCGGTACGTTAAGTGTAATGATTGCCGGCACAAACTACAAACAAGCGGTATCCAGTGGCGATACTGCGGCAACCCTTGCAACTAAACTGCAAAAATTGATTGCTGCAGACCAAGATGTGCCAGTGACGGCAACTGTCTCTGGTGAGTCAATTACACTCACTTGTCGCTTTAACGGCGAGACAGGTAATGAGATTGATGTACGTTGTAACTATTACAGCGGCGAAGTGTTGCCTGCTGGCATCTCGGTAAACATTACGCCGATGCAAAACGGGTCGGTCAATCCCAATATGGCGGAAGCCATTACCGGCTTTGGTGCGGAATGGTGGAATTATCTCGTCAATCCGTTTACGGATACCGAAAGCCTGAATTTGCTGCGCACAGAGCTAGTGACCCGCTGGGGGCCGCTAAAACAGATCGATGGTATCTGTTTTATGGCAAAACGTGGCACGCACGCAGAAGCGGCTACCTTTGCCGAACAGCGCAACGATTATCTGTTTAGTGTACTAGCAACCAACAAAGCACCACAGCCGGCCTATATTTGGGCATCTGCTTATGCGGCGGTGGTCGCTGGCTCGCTATCTATTGACCCTGCTCGCCCTGTGCAGACATTAACCATGGATTTATTGCCACCGGCAATGAGCGACCGCTGGGACTTACCAGAGCGCAACACCTTGCTGTATAGCGGCAACAGCACTTACATCGTCAATGCCAACAATCAGCCACAGGTTGAGGCGGCGATTACGATGTATCGTAAAAATGCGTTTGGTGATAACGATGAGAGTTATCTCTACGTAGAGACGATTGGCACACTCAGCTATATCCGCTACGCCATCCGCTCTCGCATTACGCAAAATACCCGCGCCACAAGTTAGCAAATGACGGCACACGTATCGGACCTGGACAAGCGATTGTCACGCCGAAAATCATCCGCAACGAACTGTTGGCACTGTTCACTGAGCTTGAATCCGCAGGCTTGGTCGAAGATTTCGAGCAGTTTAAGCAAACATTGCTGGTTGAACGCGATGCAAACAATCCATGCCGTGTAAATGTGTTATCTAACGAGAACTTAGTCAATCAGTTCCGCATTTACGCCCATGCAATCCAATTTGTTTTATAGGAGCAAACAATGGCAACAAAATTCCAAGGAACGGCAACTATCCGTTTTAATGGCAAGGAGTACCCAACAGATAACGATGGTTCGCTGGATGTCGGTGGCAAAGAACGTGAAACTGTGAAAGGCTCTCAGGTGTATGGTTTCTCAGAGAAACCAAAGGAAGCTACTGTAGATGTGACGGTATTTAACTGTGAAGAAACTGATGTGATGGAACTCAAAAATATGACGAATGCTACCGTTGAATTTGAGACAGATGTCGGTCAAACCTATCTCTTGCCAAATGCGTGGGCGGTTGAAACGGGCACACTAAGTGCAGACGGCAAAATTAAAGTCAAAATGGCAGCAGTTGAATGTAAGCGGGTGTAAAAATGGAACTGATGTTAAAAACAGGTTTACGCTTTGGTGATGAACCTCAAACCGTGGTGACTTTGCGTGAATTAACCACAGGTGATTTACTAGATGCAGAAGTGGCCGCAGAACGAATGGTAATGTCGCCGGACGGTGTGCCGGTATTGGTGAAATCACCGGCACTTTTTGGCTATGAGCTGATACGCCGTCAGATTGCCTCTATCGGTAAAATTCAAGGGCCGATTTCGATGAAAATGTTACGGTCGATGACCTCGGAAGATTTACAGCTTATTTCAGTTTATGCTGAAACTTGGGAGGCGACCAAAGCCCAACAGGTGGTCGAGCGGGGGCGATTGGATGCAGCAGGTGGAGAAGCTGGAAAAGACCTGTCTGCTGTTAGCTAAACATTATCAGAGCAGCCCTGAGTGGCTGCTTTCCAGACCTATTTTAAACTTGCCACGCTACATCAAGTACATAAATTCAGGAGGGGAAGATGGCAAATAATTCAACTTCGTTTTATGTCAATTTAGCGGGTAATGTCTCTTCACAAGCGTCCAAGTTTGGCAATTCGTTATCGGCGATGGCAAATAAGGGCGTATCTAATATGGCTAAGCTCAGCAGTTCGATTACAAAAGTTGGCTCGGGTTTAGCTTCGCTCTCACAAAAAATCAATAATGTTGGCAATGTTGCACTGCCAGTCATTGGCGTTGGTGTCGGAGCCGGGGCTGCGATGGTAAGCAAGTCGATGATCCGCGTTGCTGCCGATTTTGAGATGGCCAATATCCGAATGAAGCAGACGTTTGGTAAGCGTGGCGATGAGGCAATGGCGTGGCTTAAAAAGTTTGCTACCGATACGCCTATGGCATTTGGTGACGTACAAGATGCAGCAATGCAGATGATGACAGCCGGTATCGACCCAATGAACGGCTCTCTACAAGCACTTGTGGACTGGAACGCCAAAGTTGGTGGTAGCACAGAAAATCTGAATGCTTATATCTCCTCATTTGCCAAAATGAAAATCAAGGGCAAGATGTCCTGGGAAGATATCCAACCACTGCTTGAACGCAATGTGCCCGTACTGAAAATGCTTGCTGAAGCCACTGGTAATAAATATACCGAAAAGCAGATTATGAAAATGATCCAAGAAGGCAAAATGCAGGGGGCAGCTCTTGACGCACTTTGGAAGCAGATGGGGAAAAATGCCAAAGGTGCAGCCAAAGAACAGATGAAGACCTGGGATGGCTTAGTCTCTAACTTAGGGGATACTTGGGTTGCGATGCAGGCTCAGTTTATGGGGCACGGTGCTTTTGACAGTCTAAAAGCTGAGCTAGGGAGTTTCTTGGAATGGCTAAACAGCAAGATTGATGACGGCACACTGGATGCATTTGCCAAAACCGTGAGCGAAACATTAACCGAAGCCTTGAAAGATCTCAAAGAGATGGCAACCGCTGTACAGCCAACTTTGGAAAAGATTGGCTCAGTGATGGAATGGGTCTCCGAAAAAGCCGGTGGTTACGGCAATATCGCTAAGTTTGTCGGGGGCTTTTATGTAGCCAATAAAATTGCGAATTTAGGCGTTACCAAAAAGATAGCCGGTGTAGGCTGGGGCACAACCAAATGGGTCGGCAGTAAATTCCGCCGAAACCCTAAAGGTGGTGCTGGGGCTGCAATGGAGACCGCAGGCTTATTAGGTGGTGTTGCCGGTGTGACGCCTGTCTATGTCACCAATATGCCAATGGTGGCAAACGGCTTGGGTGGTGGGTACATCGGACAGGAGCCAAATAGCAAAAAAACGAATAAAAAACTACCTAAAACACCGAAAGCGTTGCCGGGTGTTGCGGTAGCAACGACTGTGGCTGCCAATGCGACTCAGGCAACAGTGAATAAAGGGATTACACAAGCGGTCGGAAATACCGTGAAATCTGCAAGCCAAGCAATCAGTACTACTGCACATACCGCAACAGCTGCGGTTAGCCGTACCGCTGCTCGTGCTGTGCCGTATCTCAATGTAGCAGCAACCGCAGTAGAAGGGGCAATGGTGCTAATGGATAACCAAGCTAGCACGCAAGACAAATCGGAGGCGATTGGCTCTATTGCCGGTGCAACGGCTGGGGCGATTGTCGGGCAAGCCTTAATCCCAATTCCAGTGGTAGGGGCAGCGGTCGGATCTTATGTGGGTAGCTGGCTTGGTGAGTGGTTAGGCTCGGAAGTGGGCGAATATCTCTCTAATCCGGAGCCGATTAAAAACGAGCTTAACGGCACAATTCAAGTGGCAGTGAAAGCCTCAGAGCATTTAATTGCAACGGCCACGGCAAGCAAAGTGCAAACGAATCAGAAACAGGACAATATGAATATCGCCGTACAAATGGGCACTCTTGGCCCGGGCGTGGGGATGTGGTAGATGAGTAAGATAACCGGTAAAGGGAGCTTTCGCGGTGTTCCCTTTTTAATTGAGGATGAGCAAGGCCAGAATGGCGGACGACGCATTGTTACGCACGAATATCCGTTGCGGAATGACGGATTGACGGATGATTTAGGCAAGCGTATGCGTAATTACTCTGTCAGCTGTTTAGTGATTGGTGATGATCATATTCAGCAAGCAGAAGCATTAGTGGATGCACTTGAAGCTGACGGAGCCGGTACTCTAAAACACCCTTATTTCGGCACAATTGAGGTGTGTGTTGATGATTATCGGTTACGTCATTCCACATCTCATCAGCGTATTACCCGCTTTGATATTAACTTTGTTCCGGCACAAGAGAACAATGCACCGGAAATTACCGAAGATACGGCCTATTCGGTACTCCAAGAGTATCAGTCGGTGTTGGATAGTCTTGCAGAAGAGTTTGCTGACTCTATTGCCAATGTGTCCGGTTTTATCGACTCAATGGTGGATAACCCGTTATTCCGATTGGCTGATACCACAACCGGCTTTATTGCGACCGTTTTTGAGGGCGTTGCCAATACGGTTAGTGGCTTGACCGAAATGAAAGACAAAGCCTTGTCGATTAAAAATAACCTATATGGCTTGCTACTTACGCCGAAAGTATTGGCAAAAGAACTTCAAGACTTAACTCGTCTGAACGTTAAAAGCACGGTCAATGCTCAACGCCAATTTGTGCAGCATATTGTCATCACTGACTCTATTGATACTGCACTGAGTAACTTAACCAGCGGTAAATTGGAGATCACAAAAAGCACACTGGATGAGATGGTGGCTGCTAAAACCAACAATGTGAGCGAAACAGATATTTTAAGCCGTCAGTTTAGCAACTTGCACGAGCAAGAAGTATTTGACGCTCTGATGAATAAAACGACTTTTTTGCTCAAACGTTTGGTGCTCTCTACCCTTGCAGTGGAGTATGGCAAAGCTATCTCTGATGCAGTGACGGAGTCGGTTGCACAAAAGAGTGTGACCGAAGATACCGTTGCGGGCTTGATTGAGTCAAAAGCCGATGTAAAACGTTATATCGCGGATGTGGATGCACAGTTGGAAAATGTGATCTTAGATAATGCAGACGCAGAACAGTGGACGAGTTATCAAGCCCTTGAAGCCTATCGCTTAACGCTGCTCAAAGACTTACGTGTCCGCGGTGAGCGATTGGCAAATGCAAGCGAAATCACGCTGAAAGATACTTATCCCGCCGTATTGCTGGAATATCGGCACACCGGTAATGCGAAAAGCTGGAAGCGTTTGGCATTGCGTAACGGTATCTCCCACCCACTCTTTTGCTTAGGCGGGACAACTATTGAGGTATTGCAATAATGACAACCCCACAAGCCAACATTGAGCTCTATTTAAACGGCAAAATTTTTTCCGGCTGGAAAACAATTAACGTCCAACGTTCGCTCGAATCAATGAGCGGGCGTTTTGATTTGGGCGTGGCAGTACGTCCCACTGATGATATGTCCGGACTTGCTGCCGGCTCAGCATTGGTGCTTAAAATCGGTGGGCAGCCAATCATCACCGGCTATTTAGATGAGCGAAAGCAAAGTATTGATGGGGCAAATAAAACCATCCTAATCAGCGGCCGAGACAAAACCTGTGATTTGGTGGACTGTGCCATTATCCACAACAGCTACCAGTTTAAAAATCAAACCGCTAAGCAAATTGCGGAGGCAATTTGTAAACCTTTTGGCATTAACGTGGTGTGGTCAGTCAATACGCCCGAAGCGAATGAACGCATCCCGGTTTGGCAAGTCGAGCCTGGAGAAACGGCGTTTGATAATCTGAGTAAGATCGCACGACATAAAGGCGTATTAGTCACATCTGATGTCAATGGTAACTTGGTTTTTACCGAACCAAGCACCAAGCACGCCGGCGAATTAACACTTGGCGTGAATTTGTTGGAGTTGGAGCAAACTGATAGTTGGCATCAACGTTTTTCGCTCTACCGTGTCATTGGCGATGCCGAACAAGGCGGAGAGAAAGGCGATGTAGAGACCAAAAACAAAGCTACAAGCGGTAAAAACTCGGCAAAATCTGACAAAAAAGGGAAAGCAGAAAAAGATAATGTGACAGAGTTTAAAGAGTTTATTGGGAGCAATGAATGAGCGCAAGTGGTTTAAAAGTTGAAGTGACTGATAGTGAGATTAAACGCTATCGCCCTACTATCATTATTGCTGATGACAATATGACAGGAGCAAGCGGTTATCAGCGTGCCGATTGGGAGCGTAAACGCCGTGCGGCAGAAGGTACAAAAGAGACAGCCAAAGTGCGTGGGTGGTTTAAGCCTGACGGCTCATTGTGGCTACCCAACGAGATAGTTGTATTGGATGCACCTTTATTTGGGATCAACAAAGTTGAGCGTTTAGTGGTTGATTGTACCTACACACTTGATGAGAGCGGTATGCTAACCGTAATGACGCTAATGCACCGTGATGCGTTTGATGAGCCCGCTGATGAGACATTAGATGATGTGGATGATGCAAGCGGTTCAAAAAGCACTAAAAAAGGCAAATCTACTGGCAAGAAAAAGGTGCAACGAAAAAGCGAAGAAATCCGATAAAGACAATGTCGCCGAATTTACCGGTTTCATTAAATAGAATTTAAAGGGGATTTATGCAGGCTTTAAATCGTATGATTGCTCCAATTAAACGGGGATTACAGTTACTTGTGAGCCGTGCCGTGGTGTCTGTGGTCAATGATGCTTACGCTCGGCAAAATTTACAACTCCGTTTGCAATCTGACGAGGTGGCTGATGATGTGGAGCGTTTCCAAAATTATGGACACTATTCCGTACCCAAAGCCGGTGAAGCGATTGTGGTATCAGTTGGAGGTAAACGTTCGCATTTGGTTGCGGTGGTGGTTGATGATAAGAGTGTTCGCCCTGCTGGCTTGATTGCAGGCGACTCAGTATTGTACCATTTAGAGGGTCATCATCTCCGCCTGACTGAAAACGGCGAAGCCATCTTGTCTTGTAAAAAATTAGTGATTGAGACTGAAACGCTAGGCTGCTCTGCAACAGAAATTACGTTTGATAGTCCACAAACCACCTTTACCGGCGATGTGGATATTATGGGAATATCAACAGCAGCAGATCATCAATCTGGCGGAATCAGTGGAAAAGACCACGACCACGAGCAAAAAGTAGGTAAACCTGTTTCCGTCTAAGGGAGCAGAGTTTGTCGGATTTAGCTTTACAATGGCGTGACGGTGAGGGCGACTTAGTTTTAGATAACGAGTCGCTTTTGCTTGATGATACCTTAACTAATGCCATTATCATCAGCCTATTCACTGACTTGCGTGTCGGTAACGAGCGTGGCTGGTGGGGTGATTCTTACAACACTGATGACTATCAAATGGGCTCAAAATTATGGACTTTGAGCCGGTCTAAACAACTCCCAGAAATCCTTGATGATGCCCAGCGCTATGCTGAGCAAGCCTTAAAATGGATGATTGCTGATGGTGTGGTGCGCAGTTATCAAGTGGTTGCATCTAACCCTAAACATGCTGTCCTGCTGTTAGAGATTTCCGTGGTGTTGCCTGATGGCAGCACCGAGCAACGAACCTTTAACGCAAGCTGGAGTGTGTGATGGCATATCAATCCCCAACCTTATCCACCCTTATCCGACAAGGCGAACAGCAATTCCAGCATCGTTTCCCATCGCTCAAACGCAATAACGTGCTCACGGTAATAAACCGCATTTGTGCGGCATTAAGTGCCGGTGAGCATATGCACCTTGATTGGCTCGCACGGCAAATTATCCCGACCACCGCGGAAGAAGAATACCTGATTGAATACTGCCTTTACAAAGGCATTGTTCGCAAGCAAGCGACTAAGGCCTCTGGCGTGATTACCATTACTGCAGCCCGAGAATCAACCATTCCAGCAGACACAGTATTTGAGGATAGCGTAACGGGGCTTTCCTTTGTTACCACGGCAGAAAATATCGTGAGTGCCGGAAACAGTGAGATTGCTGTGCTGTGCGAAACAGAAGGGGCAGAAGGCAATTTAGCTGTTGGCACATCATTAGCTCTCACCTCTGCGATTTTAGGAGTGCAATCGACTGCCAAAGTCAAAGCGATGACAGGTGGTGCAGATATTGAGCCACTGTCTCGTCTATTGGCTCGTTTGATTTACCGAGTACAAAATCCGCCAGCTGGCGGTGCTCCGCACGATTATGTGCGTTGGGCCACGGAAGTCGCAGGTGTGACTCGGGCATGGTGTTTTCCGCGTTATTTAGGCGGTGGCTCTGTTGGTGTGGCATTTGCTTGTGACGACCGTGATGACATTTTGCCAACTGCGGAAGATATTGAGCGGGTCAAAGCCTACATCAGTGGGCACAAGAACGAAGCAACCGGACAATTTGAAGGGATGCCTGCAAATGTAGAGCTTTATGTTTTTGCACCACAATTTCAAACAGTCAATTTCTCGGTGCGTATCTTACCTGATACCGCAACACTACGGCAGGCAGTCCGTAAGAGCCTGCAAGCTTATCTGTCAAATGCTGGTGTTGGTGCGTTGCTCTACCTCTCTCAAATTCGGGCCGCAGTATCAAATACTGCCGGAGAAGTGGATAACAGCGTGATTTATCCGGCTAATGATGTGCAGTTGCTCAGTGATCACATCCCTACTTTGGGAGAGATTACATGGCTATGACAAAAATGCAGTATTTAGATGCTGCGGTAAAACTTCTTCCCGTTGGACTCGCCTGGAAACGGGCTTTAGATAGTCACCTTGCCAAAGTGCTTGCAGTGCGATGTGACCAGCTCGTAACAGTAAACACACAAGCTCATGATTTAATTAAAGAGCGAATGCCAGGACAAGCTACGCTATTGCTTGAAGAGTGGGAAGGTTTTTTGGGCTTGCCTGAAGCCGGACGACAAATAGTTGGTAAAAGTATTACTGAACGACAGGCTCAGGTTAAAGAAAAAGAAGAAGAGCTTGGATCAAGTAGCAAAATTTACTTGGAAGAAGCAGCCAAACGAGCAGGCTATCAAATTGAGATTGTGAACTACTACCCGCACCACTGCTTGCGGGATTGTCTGTATCCGCTTTACGAATATGAAAACGCTTGGCGTATTTTCATTTATACCGAAAGTTTGCCAACCAATCCGACTGATGATGTCGATAAAAATGAAGAATTACAAGAGATCTTAAAACGCTACTGCAACGCAGACGTGGAGATGGTTTTTATTTATAAGGACACCAAATAATGTACTCATTGGACAATAAATCTGGCATTAAGAATATGCCCCCAATCCCGGAGACTTTTAGTGACACGCCGTTGTGGTTTACCGAAGGGCGTGACGGCAATTCGCCGAGCTATCCAGGAGCACATTGGTTTAACATTGTGCAGGCAGAATTGCTGAATGTGCTGAAAGAAGCGGGAATTGAGCCTGAGAAGAAGTCGTTGGATCAGTTATGGCAGGCAATTCAGACTATCAACCGTCGCCGACCATCTCTTACTAAAAAGCGAATTAAACTAGACATCCCTTTAGTTTTTGACGGGTACGAAAGTGAGTTATCGGCAGCTAATTTAACGGATGCAACAGGCTATATCTATCCAGGCTCTTTTGCGATTGATGAACAAACAAATGAGCTGGTTATTTTGTATGGCGGTAGCTGGGACAGAGCTCCAATGTATCTTGTTGCTCGGGATTTTGATACTGGCGAGCAAAAATGGTGGGTTAAACTCAATACAACATCAATCGGTGAAGGTATTAGTATTAACTACGACTATGGTTCTCGAAAAGCGTTTATTGCTGGTCGTCAAGATGGTTTTCTGAACGAGTTTGATTTATCAAACATTACAAGCGGCACAACGCTTGATATTACGGCAAGTTATAACGTAGGCGTCTATAATCAGTTTAGTTATGACAATGGCATTTGGGCATTTGAACGCAATGCTCCTTTTATTGCTGGATTCATCGCTCGAAACACGATTGATTTTTATGATAAGAATTTCAACTTGCTCAACTCTACATCATTACCGATGTGGTCTAGTGGTTACGTCACAAAGACAACCAATGACTATGCAAAATACTTGCATAAGCGTCAAGGATTCGCACTCAAAGGCGATAAATTGTACTGTGCTTTTGGTGGAGCTCACGATAACAACACACCTGCGGTATGCACCGAATATCAAGGCACGAAGATTTTCAATTTAGCTGGTGATTGTTTAGAAGAGGCAATGTTAGAACCTATTGCTATGCGAAAGATTCTGACTAAGCATCTAGGCAAACAATCAGAGCTTAGACGAATTGAAAATGAAGGTATTGTGGTTACTTCAAAAGGCGAAGTTTATACACTTTACATTTATCATTCGCGGGCAACATCATTCGAAACGCGTAAGAAAGAAGGCATTGTCATCTTTCAAGAGCTAACAGATGCGGGCGATTGTGTAGATTATTCAGCGGCACTCACATACACCGCTCAACCTGATTTTATGAGCCTACGCCGTATGCCACGTGGAACAAGTGGCAAAATGATCGACCCTTTAACGGGCAAGGAAATCACTCAGATGAGTGAGATTTTTAAGTTCTTGAGAGAACTAAATATATCTGACGTATTATTTGATACAGGCGGTTTTACCAACATTACAGATATTGATGGCGAGTTGTTAAAAAGTGGTTTACTTGTTCGAATCGTTAATCAAAACACCGTAATGTATGTAGAAATTACAAGCCGTAACCACTCAACACTTCATGAATTGCCGTCTTCTTATGCAGCAACGTTAGCGGCAGACGGGAAAACGTGGACAAAAAATAAATGCGACTTGTCTATTGGTGGGGATTTAGTATTCGGTAAAAACCCTGATGGGAAATCAACCATTCTGGCTAGATTGAGTACGAGAAATTACACCAAAGGCAAGAACATTCTTTTTGCAGATGTTCAAAGTTCAGAAACGAACAATAATGCTTTCATCGGCGGTGGCTCTAGCCTTTATGAAGGAGTTAATCAGCTCAGATTTTTTACTGCGGAAAACAAAGGTGAAGTGGGAACTGCTCGTTGGGCGATTTTGAATAATGGGCATTTCATTCCTTGGGGGAATGGAGTTTACGAGATTGGAGCTAAAACAAATCGACTAAAAAGACTTTATACTCAAGATATATCCATTGCCAAAGATGACTCAAGTCAGGCATTGATTCGCATTGCAAATGCTTTAAGAGAAATCACAATAAATGTTTCTGCTAGCGGAAATGCGGGAATTTGGGACAACAATTTAGCTAAATGGTTGTTAGTTGCTGGCGATGATGGAGTATTGAAAGCAGGTACAGCACCAGTGATTACTGCGATAGCAAATGAGCTAATTACTGCGGGTTGGTTTAAGTCTCAATTTACTGCATCTTTGTCAGGGAATGGCTGGCAAAAGCTACCGAGCGGCTTAATTCTTCAATGGGGAACATATAACGCTAATGTGGAAAACACATTCAACTTTCCGATTGCGTTTACTCGAGAATGTTTTGCGGTAATTCCTGTTGATTATAATACTTCAGGCTCAAACTTAGTTGATATCACAGGCACAAATAAAACAGCAACATCATTCCAGATTTTATCTCAAGGTGGTGATATTGGTGCATTTTCGATGGTCGCAATAGGAGTATAAATGCAATATTTTTATGATTTATCTCAAAAAACTTTTTTAGTACAAGGTATTCATAATATTCCTCAGTCAGCTATACCAGTACATGAAAAAGACTATCAGCTCTTAATTGATGGAAGATCTAAAGGACGAGAAATTGTCTTAATGGGTAAAACTTTAACTCTTACAACTCCACGTCCATCAGCTTATCATGAGTGGGACGGCACAAAGTGGGATATTGAGCAATCTCAACAGGCGATTAAGCGGGCTAAAGAAATTGCGAGAATGCGAGAGACAATTAATGTCTTTCGAGACCAGAAAATCAATGGCGGTGTATATGTTGAGAGTGTTGGTAGGTGGATTGATACTGATGCTACAGCAGAACGCAATCTACTTAGCGTAAAAAGTAGCTTTGACTTATTTGGTGATTCGGTTGGCGAAATTGCGTGGACTTGTGCTGATAACTCAACCTTGATGATTGATAAATCCAAATTAATGCTAATTTGGCAGGCTCTCATGCAAGCCAAAACCAGTAATCACGCGAACGCTCTCCGCCATAAAACTGCCGTAGAACAGTCGGAAAATCCGTTAGAGTATGATTACTCTGGCGGTTGGAGTAAAACGTATCAGGATTTTTTAGTGGAGCAAGGAAATGAGTAAAGTGTATTTAGCTCTCTATAAAGGTTCGGGCGGTGGCCTTTATGACTGTTTTACCGATTGGCTTATCCGCAAAATCACAAAAGGCACATATTCCCATTGCGAAATTGCCGTGCAAAAAAGTGAAATCAAAGATCATTATCGCCGTGAGGAGTGGTTTGAATGCTACACCTCAAGCCCTCGTGATGGTGGAGTAAGACAAAAAGTTATTCCACTTGATGACGGCAAATGGGATTTGATTGAGCTTCCAAATCTAACGGAGCAAGAGGTAAAAGCCTATTATGAGCAAACCAAAGGCAAACCTTACGACTGGCGAGGTGTATTAGGGATTGCATTTGGTATCAAGCAAAAACAGGATAAGTATTTCTGTTCTGAGTGGTGCTTTAACTTAATCAAGCAAAGTAACGAGGGCTGGCGATTCAGCCCAAATCAATTAGCGACAATTTTCAAAAAGGGATAAAAAATGAAGAAAACTTTAACCGCATTAGCTGTTGCTTCTTTAGCTTCTGCAACTCAGACTAAACAGCAAGCAAGCAAGCAAGCAAGCAAGCAAGCAAGCAAGGAGTGTGAAATGGCAAAGGTATTTAAACAAGCCCCACTCCCATTTATCGGTCAAAAACGGATGTTTTTAAAACACTTTGAGCAAGTGCTGGCACATATTCCTGATGATGGTAATGGTTGGACTATCGTTGATGTGTTTGGTGGTAGTGGATTGCTTTCGCATACCGCCAAACGGCTCAAACCCAAAGCCCGTGTAATTTACAACGATTACGATAATTACAGTGAGCGTTTACAGCACATTGATGATATTAACCGGCTACGCCGCATTATCGCCGATTTAATGGCTGACACACCTAAATACAAGCGGTTGGATAATGCCAAAAAATTGCAAATTATTGAAGCGATTGAGGCATTTCAGGGCTATAAAGACCTGCATATTTTATGCAGTTGGTTGGCATTTAGTGGTCAGCAAGTTAGCTCTTTTGATGAGCTGTACAAACAAAATTTCTGGCATTGTATCCGCCAAAGCGATTACCTAACCGCAGATGGCTATTTAGACGGAGTGGAGATTGTGCGAGAGTCGTTTCATCAACTTGTACCACGCTTTACAGGGCAACCGAATACGCTGTTAGTGCTTGACCCACCGTATCTCTGCACACACCAAGAGAGCTACAAGCAAGAGCGTTATTTTGATTTGGTGGATTTCCTACGCCTGATTCATCTAACCAAACCGCCTTACGTCTTTTTCAGCTCTACCAAAAGCGAGTTTGTCCGCTTTATTGATGCAATGGTTGAGGACAAATGGGACAACTGGCAGGCTTTTGATGATGCACAGCGTATAGTAGTGCAAACCTCAGCTAGTTATAACGGCAAGTATGAGGATAATATGGTTTATAAATTCTAAATTTAAACGCCTTTAATGATGATTTAAAGGGCGTTTGTTTTAATATATAAACCATAAAAACTAAGAAAATACGATGCTGTTTATCTTTCGCAGTTTTTGTGGTTTTATTTCGCAGTTTTTTTGGCGCGCTACATCTATAGGAGTGAACTATGGACAAATCTTTACGCAATGCCTGTATAGGCGAATTTATCGGCACAGCCTTCATTTTGTTCTTTGGAGCAGGTTGTGTTGCAGCCGCACAACTTGCTGGGGCAAATCTTGGTTTGTGGGAAATTGCAATCATCTGGGGTATAGGGGTTTCAATGGCAATTTATATGTCTGCGGGGGCATCTGGAGCGCATCTGAATCCAGCAGTTACCCTTGCATTAGCCGCATTTTATGACTTTGATAAACGCCGTGTCGTGCCCTATATCATCGCACAAATTGCCGGAGCATTCTGCGCCGTTGCATTAATCTATGTGATGTACAGCGATCTCTTTGCTGCTGCAGAAGCTGCGCAAGGCATTGTTCGAGGCGAAACTGTTGGCTTTGCTGGTGTTTTCTCTACTTACCCACACCCAAACATTAGCATTGCGCTCGCATTTTTTGTTGAGTTGGTGATTACAGCGGTATTAATGTCCACCATCTTAGCAATTGGTGATGACAAAAACGGTATGCCAAATAAAGCAATGGCTCCGTTATTAATTGGTTTGCTGATTGCCGTATTAGGTGGTGCAACAGGCCCATTAACAGGCTTTGCCATGAACCCAGCCCGTGATTTCGGTCCAAAACTCTTTGCATTTCTTGCTGGCTGGGGCGAAATTGCGCTCACAGGCGGACGTGATATCCCTTACTTCCTTGTACCAATCTTCGGCCCAATCTGCGGAGCATTAATCGGAGCATGGGGCTATAAAAACTTAATCCATAAAAACCTTCCTACTAAGGAGTAA